TCCATCAATATTAGATAGTTTAAATTCAGTTCCCTGATAGATAGATCCTAGGAATACTTGAGTATAAGTATCTTTAATTGATTCTGCACGGACAATAGTTCTTTTTGCAGTATATTGAAATGTCCTGTCATCTAAAATTTTAGTTACAACGAAAGCACCATTTGCATTATTGTTTTTAGTTCCTTGGACAATAATTGGGTTACCTTGAACTAAGTTGTGTACATCAACTGTGTTGACTACAATAATATTAGAGTTGGCTTGTGTTGTTACATCAGCAATCTCAATATCTTCATCACCATTACGAGAGAAAAATGTAGGAATGTTTTTAACTAATTCTAATGTTTCCCATTTAGTTGATTGTAAACCATATTCAAAGTCGGTATCAATTAAGTTCTCAGGAGTAGAAACTCGTAATTTAGATACTGGGTCGGTATATGATTCAGATGGCTGAATTTCAGTGTAATCAGTGTCTATCCATATTTGCAGAACATCTGCTGCATCCATAGCTGAACAGTCTTTATTTAAAACGAGTGTAGTCGTTTCATTAGGGCCATCAAATGAATAAGAAGCTAATGAGTTAAATTCGCTACTGAAAGCAAACATTTCATCATTGTCTGTCGCATTATTAATTAGTAATATACGATCACGATTGTATATGCCTTCTAATACGATGGTATTAGTGGCTGGTGTAAAGGTATATTTGTGTATTTGTTTTCGTGCCATTGTTTAACTCCCGAATACGATTGAATATGTTAACAAGTTATCTCTTGTTGCTGATTTTTTTGGCTGGATAAGTTACAAATATATCCTTGTCACCTGATGTGAAATCTACTAAATTACCATTGTTTGAAGAATCTAAAACTTTATCTCTGGTTAAAGTATTGCCAGCCCCTACTGTACCTACCCCTACTTCCCATTGTGTTAGAGTAGCTACTGAGTAATAAGTTTGGTTTCCAACACCTATGGCAGATGTAAATGTCTCAAAACCTTCAACTGCACCTTGCAAGGTCATAGTGCCTGTACCAGTTACATTTGTTGTTTCTCTTACTCTGTCTTTCAATACTAAAGCCATGATTATTCCTTATTCAAAGCGAACAGTTAACTGTCCTGATCCTATAGTAAATATATCACCTGTTTCTACTAGCTTGGCAATATCTAAGGGACTATGGAAAAGCTGATTTCCACCAACATCTGCATCAAATAATGCGATGTGCGTAATGGTTCCAAGTGTTGCAGTAGCTTGTGGAAAGCTAACATCAACATTGCTTGTAAATAAACCATCTACAGGAGCACCAAAAGTTACTGGTCTTCTAGCATAACCACCACCTGATACTTCCGTACCTGAGTTGTCATCTTGTGGGTCATCTGTAAATAAACCTACATATATAGTTGTTGGGCTCGTATAAGAAGAGCCTCGTAATACTGCATTTCCTAGAGTATTTTCTAGGTAATTACTCATTTCTGCCATGATTTTACCTCGATTTAAGTTGAATTGTTAATGGTGTGGATGGATACTCGCTTTCATCATCAGACTTAGCTAATGAGTCGAGTCCACGGGTATACAATGCCGACCATGTTTGTAGTCGCTCATCGTTCATAAGGTATGGCTCTGCCTCTGCAAGAGATGCATACAATAATAAGTCAGGTGCATATAATAAAAATACATTAGAAGCATTAGAAGGGCTTAAAACCTCAGGTCTATGGTAATAGATCATTTTTAATGCATAATCACCAGCTGGAATTGGGCCAAATTGAAACTCAGAACCTATCAGTGTGTAATATGATGGTTGCCCTGTCTGTTTAACTACTGGATTATCATAAAAAGCAGATGAAGTTTGATATTCCAATGTATAAATTGGGTTTGTATCTACATAAATAGTTTTAATTGCTAAAAAGTCATTAGGAATGGCTATAGTTGCATCACCACTTGGTAAAGTAGCACTAGAATATTTAAGCATTTGACGTAATCGACAATCACGACGTAAACGCTCCTCACCTAGCTTAATAAATACAGGTATTTTGTCAGTTAAATCATCTCGACCTAAATACTCAGCCACCAACTCTTTAAATTTGGTGTAGTTTTCAAAATTACCAGCCATTATACTGTTCCTTTTTTAGTCCTGAAAAATCTGTTATCAGGATGGTTAAGCCATGCTCTAAATTTCTTTTGATCTAGTACATGAAATCCTCGCATAATGCCTTGTTTGTTTAAGTCATCAATACAGGTTAATGGTATAGATGCGATCTTATTATCAAAGATGTCATCACCCCATTTGCCATTGTCTGCGTTATATTCTTTTTTATTTTTTTTCTACGATATCAGTTACATCTTGTGATGTTTGGATAATTAATCCACCATCTTCTAAATCAGATGCTTCAGTGATTCGCTTGACGTTTTGATTGAAGTCTAATGTTTTTTTCATGCCAAAATAATATCCCTGATCGTTTCATTCTTAGAAACATTTGGTTAACTTTTTTTTGCAACTTTGCTCCTCCATGAACATCAAGGAGTTTGTGTTTAAATTGTGGTCTAAGTACATTCATAGAAAAAGAGAGACCCTCCGAAGAGGGTCAATCCTTAGTTAATTATGCTAAGTCAGCAATAATTGCGTGAGCAGCTTCGTTTTTAACTTCTAGTGTGTATTCAACTAAAAGTTGTGTTTTTTCACTGTCACCAGTTTTTGCTAGTTCATTTGTAGCAAATGGTCTTAAGTAAGCAATTGCAGCATACTCAGGATCAAGAACAAATGCTGTGTCACCACCATCACCACCAACATCTTGTGGGATAAAGCGATTAGGAACAACAGATAAAGCACCAAAGTCTGATAAGTAAACATCAGCAGCACCTACGATAGTTGACTGACCTTCACTAGGAGCCATATATCTTTGTTCAGCAATACCAGCGAAACCTGATACAACTTGTTTTTGTGTTGGAGAAACCATTAATACTGATGGATTACCACCAGCTTCATATGCTTTCTTAACAGCATTTTTAAGCATTGTTTCTGTGAAAGCAGCGTCTGTACCAGCTACACGAGCAGTTGTACCATCGCCAGTACCAGCAGTACCTGAGCCTTCATAGTTTGTATTTAACCAAGTTTGTAAACCACCAAGTTCTCTAGCTGTAGAAGCAGAACCTGCATCGGCAGCTTGGTTAGATAAAAGAATAGTTTCCATGTCTCGTTTAAGTTCAGCAGAAGCTTTTGAAAGCTGATATGCTTTTTCAGATTTACGACCAGCCTTATCAACCTGCTCTAATGTGCCTGAGATTTGGATAGTTTTTTGTGAAATCTGAGTTCTATTACCTCTACGAACTGTTGGAGCTAATGTTGCTGATGCAGCATCATCACCCTCGACTGCAGCGTTAGCCGCATTAACTGCTGCTAAAGAATCTGTTTGCCATTCATGATAAACAGCATTTGCTTTTGTTTTACCAACAGATGACATAAATGGTGTATCGGTTGGAGAGATGTCATAAATAACATCTGTAAGGTCTTCTCTCTGACCTATGGATGTAACGGTTTTATATGTTGCCATGATATTTTCACTTTCTTATTCAATAAAGTTTTCAAAAAGAGCTGCGGCATCCCGGACTCTGCCAGTTTGCTTAAGCCTAGTTCTTTGTTTTTTGTTCACGTCGTTATTTGTTTCTGCAACCTTAGTTCCTGACTTAACCATCTTTGGTGCTTTCGCAACTTTTTTAGTTACAGCAGGTTTAG